TACACCCTGAGTCCATGTGTGTCTTCGTTGATAAAGCCGTGTAAGACTTAAACGCTGTTTCATTCTCTATCGCTATCTGTGACCACTCCTCCCACTCTCCCAATCTTTCACTTAGGCGGTTGAGAATCCGATCCATTTTATCTGGTTGCTCTTCCATTCCTCTCTCCCTTTTCTTTAGACATGTCGTGACATTTAGTAGGGTTTGGTGGCCCATACTAATCTTTGTCTGTATTGCTCGCTGTATTTCCACTCGACTACTTCTGAGCTAGCCCAAACTCTGCCCACCTCTCAACTCATATTTACAATGAGGGAGAGGGTTTTATTGCCACCGTTAACGAGTGTTCCGTTTCGCGTTCCTACTAAGACGCGCAGCTTCAAGCAAATTGTCTTTGGTCATTTTCGTCCAGCCGGTTAACCACCGGCACCCGTACATAATTGCGTACAGGCCTCTGCTGCTTTCGGTGCAGGACAAACCGTAAAAGAGGGCCGACTCCCTAACAACAGGGGAGGGAGGGGAAAGGGAGCCGACCGCAAGCTAAACCGTCCATTCTTCTAGGAAGATGTCCGGCCTGATATCGTGTGGTTTCACTTGGCCTTCAGATATACGGCACAACCGTACCACATGAGGAGCAGGTACTCCTAGAGACCTCCAATGTTGGATCTGTTGTGGGTAAGTATCCATGGCCCTTGCCAATGCACTCACACCACCAGCCTTCACTCTCAACTTTTCAAATACGTCTGGGTTCATTTCTTTCTCCTGTTGACCCCAAACAATACACTGAAAAAGTTTTCATTGGAAGGTTGCACTGCATAAAAGAATCGTGTTTAATTGACCTCACACAACAGAGGAAACAAATATGTACGACGTACCAGACAGACCCATCGAGTCCGATCCAGAGTTTCAAAGACTGTGGGGCGACGATGACCACCAGCACCAGATGGATGAAGTCGAGGACAACGACACCCAGTTTAACCTGCATTGGTTTGGCATGGATGAGTACCTGTCCTTTGACAACGGCATCATTGCCGACACCCGCGATGAGATGGATCGCCTTGTGGATTTCTGGATTCGTGAAGACGGACTCGATATTAAGCAGCACCCACACAATGGTGTTCAATCGGATACCGATGGCGGTCTTGAAGAAGCGGACGTTATCAACGGCAACCCTGCCGGTCAGTATTTCATTATCCAGCGTGGTCGAGTCATTGGTTTAGTAACGGAGGTTCGGTAATGGGACGAGTCAAAAGCGAAATGTTCGAGGACGATCTGTCGGCAGATGATGAGTTGGTGCCGAAGCGAAGCGGCGATGACATTGTGAAAGAGATTGAGCAATGCGAGATACCAAGGGGCACTCAGGAACGTCGAGAGTTTATGCACGAAAAGTTAAAGGAGCTTATGGATGGAATCAACAGCAAGTGAAATCTACCACGCGCTGAGTAGGCCGTGGGGTAAGGGTGAAGTTAAGGAGCGCAAAGGGCCGGGCGGCAAGATGCTGTCTTATGTCGATGCTCGCCAAGTCCAGAACCGATTAGACGAAGTAGTCGGTACTGAGAACTGGCAGACTCATTTCTCTGAAGTGTGCGGCAACTACTGCTGCACCCTCTCTCTCAAGATAGATGGGGAATGGGTAGCCAAGTCAGATGGTGCCGGTGAGACATCTATCGAGGGCGATAAGGGCGGATTCAGTGACGCATTCAAACGCGCTGCTGTATCCTTTGGGATCGCTAGATACCTGTACTCTGATTCCAAGATGACACCCGAGCAATTTGATAAGCGCCGTGGTGTCATGGGTGCAGTGCAGTCAGAGGATAAGGAAACCATCCCGACAGAAGAGGATAAGATTTTTGCGAATGAACTTGCCCTAGCAGTACAGAACAAAAATCAAAAAAAGGTCTTAGAGATGTGGTTGCCATGGAGAAAAGATCAAGCGCGGGCTTATGCCGTTTGGTCGCTATTTGGTAGTAGTCCGCAGACCCGTAGATATATCAATAAACTCGTTAAGGAGAGTAACCAATGAGCGATAAGGTTTTTGCAAAGGGCTTGTACGTCAAGCCACCAAAGGACAACGCCCCAGACTTTGTTAAGTTTGGGCTGAGTATCAAGCGGCAGGAAGTCATGGACTGGCTGCAAGGCGAGTCGGATGATTGGATCAACTTGCAGGTGAAGGAAGCCAAGTCAGGCAAATGGTACGCGGAAGTAGATAGTTGGAAGCCAGACCCAAACAAGTCTCGACCAGCCCAGCCGCAGCCGGATGCCTTTGAATCGCTAGACGAAGACATACCGTTCTAGCACCATAGGAGCGCGGGAACTTTCCGGGCAGGCGAGCGTCAGCGTCAGCCCCCCTTCGGGGATAGAGAAATAGTCCATGTGCTTGTACCCGCATTCATTCATACATTAACGTGGTCATCTGGCGCACTAGGGGAAAACATGATTGAGAAACCAGAATTTACTGCACTGTACCGACCGTTCTTCCAGTTGCATCCGTTCAAAAAAAGAGACTGGCCTAATGGATTGGGCGAGGTTCATTACGAAGCATTCTGTCGTGATAGCCCTGCGCTGCTGAAGGATGCGCTAGGTATGTTGATTGAGAAACTCGATCACTTCCCCACCCCCAAGGATATACGGTCTCAGATCACCGCACTGAGTACCTCAAAGAGTGAGGGGAGCGAGGGCAGAACCAACGGCACCAGTGAGAATGAAGGCATAGCCACTAGGTATCTGGAATACAAACACGGGGTCGAGTACAACGGGGTGAAGGTTAAGTGCCCAGACCCGCTACCGTCTTGGATCAAACAGGAAGTTGATAGGGTAGATGATTTACTTGGCCCACAGTTTCCAGTCAAATCAAAACTTGGCAACGTAGGGTTTGCCATTGTACAAAAGGAAAGAGGATGAACGACGCGCTAAAGCAATGGCTGGCTGAAGGGAATAAAATCACAGAGATCCCATTCGGTGTACCACGAGATATGAACGTCTGCATGAACTGCAAAGGATTGTTTGAGAAAGCAGACCTCACACCCGGAGTAACTAGACGATGCAAGACTTGCCACCAAAGGCATACGGGGTTCAGGGAGAGCCGGTAGATATGTTTTATAAAGCTATTGTGTGCCAAGAAAAACTCAGGGAGCGGTATCTCTCTGAGGTTCTAGCTTCGGTGATAGCGCCGTTCAGCGAACAGACCAAACGCCAAATATATGAGTGGCAGCGAGAGGGCAGGACCACTCGGTGGATGGCAGATCGGCTAGGCGTGACGCGACACAAAGTCATGCTGCTGACGAAGCGGACTTCTTGGCCCTCTCCCTCTAACCTTGCTTAGTGTATTTCATATCTGCCAGATCAACCATATGGCTAGGATTATTGCTAACGGCACCAGCCCCAAAGCAATTGATAGAGCAATAGCGAACTGAGCAATCTCTTTTCGTCTGCGCTTCCTAGCCAACTCCAACCTACGAACCTCAGCAGCCCTAGCCTTTCGAGCTTCCGCCATGGCAGTCATAGCGTTTTCCCATAGCTGCCCATTACCTGAGTAGATGAACGCCTCCCTCACTTGAGATAGCGCCTCGTCCGCTTCCTTCTTGGCTAGCTGCGCTTTGACGGCATCCGCCGCACTAAGTGTCTTGGTGTTCTGAAGTCTTTGTAGATCGTGCTGGCCCTCTGCTAGAGCAGCAAGGTAGCCACTGATCTGGCTGATGTCTTGGGTAGCTTGAGCCGTTTTGTTGAGCGCGGACGCAGCCATGTTCAGGCCGCTAATGATCGCCCCTAGCTCAAGAACCATTCCCTAGTACACCCATAGCACAGGCTCTGTCTCGCGGGTATCGACGTGTACAAATGTCTTTGCCACACCAATGCCTCGAAAGCCCAGATAGAAGGCGTGCTTCACTAGCTCCCTACGTTCCATTCCATTTGATACTTTGAGATCACAAGCAATACCCTGAGCATGAGTGCCGGGCTTTGACTTCTTCGCCTCTATGCTATGACGGGGAGAGCGGTAGCCTGACGTGACGTACAGTGGTCTACCAACGGCGGAGCGTAGCTCGTCAACCTTGCGGATGAACTCGGGATCCATCTCGTTCTCGCCAGTCTCTTGGCAGTCGAAGTCCTCACGCTTAAAGTAGAGATACTCCATCACTCTTTTTCCTGTCGGAATGGTGATAAGCCCTTCTTATCTCTCATTATCGCGTGTTGTATAGCTTTGCGTCTCATAGACTGCGGGAAGTTTTTCGCATTCCCTTTAAGTTTCATTTTGCTTAGCTGCTCTAGTTCGGCGCGAGTAGTAGTTGGAACTATCAATGGGATAAGTTTCCCACCAAGAACGTCATCAAAGCTAACTGAAACCTCGGTCATCG